CCTCGCCTCGGTGAACCATAGCAAGCCCCGTTTCAGCCACTTTCCCACCACCTGCATACCCAACGATTCCACCTGTTCCTGAAGCCCCAAATACGTCACTTGCTCCATACGTGGATAGTGCTGTACCGCCACCACCCGCACCGCCCGCCATAGCACTGAATATCATCATGATTGCTTTTTGAGCAAGTGCTCGCATTGCCATTTGCTGAAGGTCTAAAAAGAATGCACGAAATATATCTCTCGCATTTCCCAATTTATTATTTAATCCATCTACAAATACATCAGTAAATAATGTTTCCATTGAATTACCAAACGATAGTTTGAATTGTTTTGTACTTTCTGAGAATGACTTTATACCGTATTCAGCTCGTTTCATTGCTAAAACTGCTGCTTCCCCTGTCCTTCTATGTATCTCCGCAGCATACTCTGACCATTCTGCTAATTTATCTGCTCTTGTATTATATGATAGCGTCATTGCTCTTTCTTCATCACCAATCTGATTGTAATATGCAATTTTTTCTCCTTGGATTATATCTATTCTTTGTTGAAATAAATTGTTCATTAAAACTTCTTGCTTCTCATTGGCTAATTTCTCTATCCCCATTAGGTCTGCATATTTATTTTTATATTCAGCGATTGTCTGCCGTATCAACAATTGCTCTCGTTTAAATCCATGTTCTTTTAGAATGCCTATTTCTTTTATTAATTTGTTTTGTAATAGTAATTCTTCGTTAGTTGGATATACTCTTTTTCTTCCTTTTAAAAAATCAACCCCTTTACTAATTCCAGTTTTAACAAGATTGCTAGCTCCAGGTCCCCCATGTATTCCAGCAAGTTGAGTCGCCCCTTGTGATAACGCTGATGCCCCAACCTTGGCAGCAGTTTTCCCCATCTCAAAACTAAACCTTTTCGCCATTCCCAGTAAATCAGAATATAAATTCCTCCATCCTTCAATTGTTTTTGATACCCCCGTTTCAATATTTCCACCATACCCCATTCTTTTTCCAAAATCTTCAAGTGTCATTCCAAGAGCTTGTGCTTGTTTTTTTAGATTTTGAACCTCATCAGTATGGCTTGTCATGCTTTTTATTGCTCGTGATACTAATTTAATATTAACTTCAGCTAATAACATACCAATTGAGATACCACCCAAATTTGTTTTTGTGAATTTTAATGCTCGATTTAATAAGTTTGTTGTCGCTACACCAGTTTTTACAACCTTCCAAGTCCGTACCATATTTCTTCTAAAATTTCTTATAGCCCAAATAAGTCCAGCACCCTGAAGCATTGTTTTTGATACTTCGCCAACAGTTTTCCTTAAATTTCGTAATGCATTTTTTAGATTTGTTGTTCCTAATCGTAGATTTTGTGTTGCAGCTTCAGCTCTATTTGCTGTTTTTTCATAGTTTACTAATAATTTCTCAACAGCTTCAAGAGCTTTCTTTACGTTTTCTTCAGCGGATATTTTTATTTTTAATTCTCGTTCTGTCGCCATCTCTTTTTCGTATCTCCCCTAGTCGCCCCTCAATTATATTAAACCACAGCATATCTATATTGTATTGGTCGTAATACCCACCAGCACGAGGTAAACACCTAAAAACTCCATCAAGTGTCGGACTACAAGCTAAATACAATCGCAAAGGGCGTGTGAGTTCTGGAGGCTGTATGCCCTTCATTATATGTTCAACCCCCAGAACTACTTTTTTCTTTCTTCTTCCGTCACGCCAGAAAATCCATTATCAGCGTCTATCTTTGTTGATAACCACCGTGTTACCTGTATTGGTAATAATTTTTTTGCCCCATCAGTGCAGGGAACAATAACACCTTTATCATCAAGAATGTTTTTCCAACCGACAACAGCCATATTGATTTTCATTGCATTGGCTTTTCCAGCAAGATACCTATACACAATCCTGTTATCCTTTTTCTCTGTTTCAGACGCTTCATCTTCTATTTTATCAGATTCTTCAGTTGTTAATTTTCTTAAAGTGAATACAGGTCTATCCTTTTCCTCAATATCTTTTTCTGGATAAACCACTTCATATGTTTCTTTAACATTTACTAATTGCATAACCCCTCCTTTTTATTTATGTTATATCTCCACTTATTTTTAATGAATATTCTGTTGCTGGTGCATCAACATACGCAGTAAAATTAAAAGTTTCAAGAATGTAATCTGATTGACTTGAAACTGGAACTGGTCGGCTATCATATTTAATCTTTGCACAATAAAATGTAAGAGAATAACTTGACCGTGCAAAATGGACTGCAAATGACCGTGCTGAATTGGCTAAGAACGCATCTCTCTCCGTTGTATCATCAAAAACTTTTGTGAATGACCCTGTAACCTGTAGTTTTCCAGCAGGGATTTCCATTCTCTCCATTAGCGTACCAAACAAACCAGTTTCATTGTTGTTGTTGATTTCTAGTGACCATGCCGTAACTGATGTATCTGCTGTACCATTTAATCTTACTGAACCTTCACTATGCACATACGGAGCATCACTGGTAGTAAAACTACTGGCATTAGCCGTTGTATCTTTAAGCCCTGCCGCTTCAATTGTAGCTCCACATACTAATTCCCCCCCTTGTGAACATGATACACTCAAAGAAGTAACCATGCATCCCGAAGCTAAAATAGCATCTGTTTCCCTGTCTATTTCTATCGCTAATGAGCTTAATGGTCTTCCAACAGAATATGGAGATGATGTTTGTCCCAATCCACATTCCCACCACAACATACTGTTTCGTGGCGATACGGGAAACTCTATGCTTCCAGAAACAACTCTGCTTGCAGCATTAGAATATACTTGTTCAGGGGTGTCTTGTATTAAATCGCTATATATATTCCCCTGATTTAATATCAAATCGGCACTATGAACTGGTTGCCACGTTGATGGTGTGCCACCCGAAGCAAATGATAGCTCTTTAACTATTCCTACTTTTACTTGTGCCCCAATTGGTGTTGTCATCTATATCCTCCTTTAATCGTTCTTCCCCCCCCTTTTCTTATAAATATACCCTATATAAAATTAATATGCAAGTTGTTAGCAATAATTACCTCGTTTATTGTCTTATTGTACCCATGAAACCTGCAATCGTATTTATTGCAGTCGTGGATTTTTATTTTGCTGATTACTTCTTTATGTCTTTTAGAAAACCATATGTCTTTAAATTTATCTTGTATGATATTCCCTATCTTATGTTCAGCCATTCTGTACTGATAATAACAGCATATATACACATCCCCACAGGGGTCTATCATTGTATGTATTGGACTCATCACACATGGCGTGTCAAGCGTGCTTGTTGTTATACCACCTTGAATTTTTGGATTGTTATATGACTTTATTACATTATTGATTACCTCTTTACGCCCATCTGATAGCTCACTTTCATCTGCCCGTACACCCTTGAATTGTATATAATCAACATCAGTGTTAATGGCGAAACGTATCATCTTATCAACTTCTTTACAATTATACTTTGATATTATAGCTTTTAACCCAATAACACACTTTGACTTTATCCTATTCTTATATCCACATAATACCCCTATATTCTCTAATACTTTATCTAACCCACGCCCCTTTGGTGGATTTTTTACCTTCTTATATACATCATTGTCCATTGTATCTATGCTTATTCTAACGTATGTTGCCCTCTCCATTAAAATATCATAGTATTTATGTAATAGGCTTCCATTGGTTAAAATGCCGAATTCAATACCATTGTCAGTTATATATTCAACAATATCGTTAAATCTTGGGTATATCATTGGCTCTCCACCCCCACAAAACTCAATCGCCTTTACACCGACATCTTTTAATTGCTTAACTGTATCGCATAATTTATTATAGGGATAACTCACTTTTGACCTATTTAAGTCTTTGCATAAACAATGTGAACACGAATAGTTACATACATACGTTGGATATATCAATGCCATTCGTGGATATACCACTTCCCCCCGCTTTATAGCAAGAGCATCTTTATAATACGATAGTATTTTATATTTATTAAATGGTATCATTTTTTTGCTATTATAACCGCATTATCCCCGATATCGTGAAAGAATAAATTGGTCAGGTTGTAATCTATACTCTTTTTTCTATCTTCTGGTATCTTGTCCCAAAATGTTCTCATCTCTGTACTACAGGGTAATTCTGGTATAGCTTTTAATTTCTCAAACATATCCTCATTATCACACCTTCTTGTATCTACTGGTAATATTTTACATTCACTCCAAGGTGCTGTCCAGAGTATATTGTAATATTCTTCCAATGTAGGCTGACTCTCATTAATGTGATATACATCTATATTTCTTCGTACATCCGCTTCTGCTTCTTCCTTTGTTCTCCATACAGGGCGTGGGGGTTCTCCTCCATCTGCAAATACCCCACCTTTCTTTAAAACCCTATAAAACTCCTTCATAGCCATCTCTTTGTGTCTAAAATGATGAAATGCAGAAGTCATAAATACATGGTCAAAATATTCGTCTTTAAATGGTATGTTATGCCCATCACCGCAAACACACATAATTCTAGCCTTTGCGTGCTCTCTTAATTGTACAGCACTACCTAACCCTTTAATCTCGTCATCACATATATCAAGCATAACTACCAATGCACCTTTTTTTGAAAAATAATTTGCCTCCCATCCTATTTCCCCACCAAGATTGAGTATAACCTTACCCTTCACATCTCCCATATGTTGATATGCCATTTCAATCATTCTTGCGTTAACCTTCCATGAATGGTGGTCTACATAAGGGTGTTTATCAAGCTCTTTTACTCCTATTGCCACATAGCTCCCACCATCCTTGTGTATATCGACGCTTCCCTTTGCTTCTAGAGCCACTTCACTCCACGTTGCTTCGTTATAAAGATAGTATATCCCGTTGTTTATTTTAAATTTAGTTTTGCAGGTTCCACAAAATCCACACACTACTTCAGAAACAATGGGTGGGTTTTGTTGTTTGCATATTGGGCATATCATTGCTTCCCGTACTTCTTGTTTTTTGCATTGATGTTCCCAATCATCTTTTTGAGCTTGTGAGCAAGTTAGTTCCTGTAGTGCCATATTTTTATAATGATATAGGTATACAGCTTCATTGGTAGCATATTTATATCCAGCCCACCTCATTCTCCAAAACCAATCAACATCTTCAAATCCACCTAACCCATGATGTTCATCAAAATTCCCTATTTCTTTTACCAGTTCTGCCTTGAATAAAAAACATGACCCGATAACTGCCTCATACCAACTTCCTTCTTTTCCAGTTGAAAGTTCTTTAGCTCTTTGATTAAATTCTTCTGGCGTAAATTTCTCGTCAAATACAACATTTGCCCCCATATGTACCCCTGATACTAGCATAGGGCTTACAATGTTAATTTTTGGTTCGTAACTGAATGTTTTTATTAGTTGTGATAACCATTTCTCCGATACAAGCATATCATTGTTCATTATACAGATATAATCTTCTTGTGCCAATTTTAATCCCTGATTCCATACCCTTGAACACCCGCCAGAATTTTTCTCATTATTAACAATGACTTTTCTTATCATATTTTTATTTACAAACTCTACCCTATCAAGCATATCTTTTGTATTGTCAGTTGAAGCGTCATTTATTATAATAAGCTCGTAAGGATAGTCTGTATATTCATCAACGCTATTGATACAGTCCTGCGTTATTTTAGCATTATTATATGCTGGTATTATAAGACTTAATCCCATGTTATCCCCCTAGCTGCAAAGTCCTTTATAACCCTTTTGTATCCATCAACAAAACTTTTCACCCATGGCAGTTTTGAGTATCTATATTTTAATATCAACATTTTATATGTATTTGCAAATCGTGTTTCATCTAAATCTTGGTCTACCCGTGTCTTTCTATGTTCAAAAAACATATCATTGCATTTGATTATTTTATAGGGTCGCATAAAAGATGTATGTATTAAATCACAAAATTCTGCGTTATCTTTTCTCCCTAACCGTAATTGGTAATTTAAATCAGAAATGGCAATTTCACAGTCATCCATAAATTCTTTTCTTAAAAACGCATATACACATTTTTCTGACGTTTCTAATGTGGTTATTTTTCTTATAAACTCAATTGTTTTTTGATTCCATACCTCATCAGGAAATACAAGTAATATCCAAGGATTAGAACATTTGGTTTTTGCAAATTCGTAATATGCCTCGCAATATCCAACACATGGTACTTTATATATGCTTGCACCATTCTCCCGTGCTATTGTAATTGTCTTGTCTTCACTCTCTTGGTCAACTACAACAAATTCGTCCCCAAGTCCTTTTAAATTATCGAACATTCGTTGCATATATTTTTCTTCATTTCTCACCACCGTAAATATACTTAATTTCATATTCCCCCCTAGTATGTTCCCTCTTGTATAATTTTTTTGTAATATCCGACAAACGACTTATATGTGCCATGGTTTGTGTCCCCATATCGACATAATAACCTTTTCGCCCCTTCAATTCTATAGTTTTTTCTACTTTCTTTCTCTGTTCGCAAATTGTCTATATTCCCTTCCAATATTCTTCCTCTCCGTAACTCATGTATATTATACGGTGTAGCATTAAGGGTGTCAGTCCATAACACCTTATCTTTTCTGTATAGCCGTATGTGATAATGATGTTCTTTTCCATTCCATGTCATATGGCACTCTATAACATCTTGTGGTCGTTTTATTTCTGCTTCTAATCTCTGTAATAAATCTAACGACCATCTTTCATCAGGGTCACATTTTAATATCCAATTATGTTTTGCCATCAACGCCCCTTGATGTATATACGCAAATGGGTAATACACCTTTGGGAATAAATATACCTTATCTGTAAACTCTCTTGCGATTTTAACTGTATCATCTGTGCTTTCTTGGTCTATTACTACAAAATCATCAACAAATGGAGCAAGGTTCGTAAATGCTTCTTTGATGTATTTTTCCTCGTTATGTACTACTGATACCACTGAAATTTTCTTTTCCACTTAATTTCCCCCTGTACCATGTTGTTGAAACACCCTCCGTATATGGCAGATATATTACTTCCTTACCCAATCCTTCTCCATCATAAGTTATAGGCGACCAATCACTACCCTTAAATAAAACGTCCGGATTGTACTTATGCACCAATATGCTGAGAGTAAGGAAATCACGTTTATCAATTACGTCTGCATATCCAGTTAATTGTACGAGATGCACTCTATCATTATAAGACAATAATGGTTTTATATTTTTTAATGCTGTTAAATATTCGTCAGAAGCTACACATACTATCAACTTCTCGCATTGTTCTTTTGCCCTTCTCAATAGATTGATATGCCCTACATGGCATAAATCAAATCCACCAGTAGTCATTCCCGTCTTGTAAGTCTTTCCTGCACGTTGGTTTTGTAACATTGTAATGCTCCTTATGCGGTATTCGCCAATCTCCATACTTCTCAGTTAAAAACCCTTCCCAATCTTTTGGGATATTAAATGTTCTACCGTAAAATTCTATCTGAGTTAATTCTTCTAAGTACCTTGCTTGATGAACTAAGCAATATTCTCCAATGTGTGCAGGTACATATCGTTTATCGCCAATTCTAAACCACCCGAAAAAATCAGCTTTTTCTTCATACCCATATATTTTTACTCCGTAAGGCAACCCATTCCAAGGTCGTTTGTGTCTATGGTCTACCACTTCTACCCTTAATCCACTTTCCTCAAGTGCTACTCCGAATTTTCTTATTACTGGTATAAAATCTTCACTTAGACACGTAAAATCAATATCCTCATCTATGGGAATAAACGCCTGTTGCCGTACTGCTCCCAAACAAGTACCCCCATATAACATATATTTTATATTCATTTTTTCTGCTATATCTGCTATATGAAACAATAATTTTTTTGCATTTTCCTCAATCATCTTGCCCCTGAATGGTTAATCGGCTTTTAGCATAGCGTTCATATAGTTCCCTTTTTATGTTTTCCCCCATTCCCCCAAGTGCATTACTGTCCCATGCTTCTTCCAATTGGGTATACTTTGTAGTTGGTATCACATATTGTCGTAACTTTGGCGTTAATATAGCCAATTCAAGTTCACCGTTGTAAATCGAAAACTTGTAATAATCCATTCCCATAAACTCTTTTTTGTATGTCATTGTCAGGTATCCCATTACAACGTCTACTCTTTTAGGTTCATTTATGTGTATTCCATGCAACACCTCTCTTTTGTCGAAGTAATCTCCATGAAAAATTGTACCTGCAACACCAATTAGTGTGCTTGGTTTTATATGATTAAGTAGTTCTCCACTTAATCCATGTTGAGGTACTATATCGTCATCACCATGTATAATTATATCATTTTTAGCCATGTCCGCCATGCTATACCTTATTGCTAAATTGAAATTGATTTGTGAATTTATAACTGTAACTGGTAACTTCGTTTTAAATGTACCAGAATTATCCCATATAATAACCTCATCTACTTCTTCCTCATCTAACCATGCCTGAATTATTCTCTCGAAATTCTTAAACCTTTTCCAACACGTTAGTATTACTGACACTTTTTGCTCCACCATACTCCTCCATTCTATTAAACTTGCATTTTTTACAGAAATCCATTTCTTCTAAGTTTTGAGCATTTACCCGTAAATCCCTGTTCCTACTATTATTCCATATCCCCCATATTGTACTCTTATTTAAATTGCCAATAACGTGTTGCCCTGTTATATCATTCGCACACTTGACACAGCTTCCATCCCATAATACCGTTAATACGCTTAGGAGTCTTTTGCAGGGGATTTTTTTTCCTGTTTGCTCTGGTAATCCCCTTTCTATGTATTTTGCCTCAAAAATCCTTATTTTTCTTAATCTTCCTTCTATCCTCTGTATAAATCTTCCATACCTCATATCACTTGACTTCCACCCATATACAATAAATTCAATTCCTTTTACCTCTCTTATAGTGATAATTTCACGTAATATCTTATTCACCAGTTTTTCGTGCATATATCCAACTTGCCGCAGCGTTTCCTTTTTATATCCACTATTTGTGAGTTCAATTGATATTATTTTAGGTGTGTCAAATTCCATATAGCTTCTTATATCCCCTGTTTTTGTGCCATTGATATAGTTTTTTGTATTGTTTATTTTCAGGTATCAAAGTCAATAATAATATAATTGGTAATAAGAATGGATACATAACCCCAACTGAAAACATCTTTTGTATGTTATTAATAAAACGGGCATTTTTTACCTTTAAAATTGTTTTGCTGAAAAAATCCTTACTGAATGTATCCGTATCTCCATTCCATAACCCCATCTGTGTGGCTATTTCCCCCAGTTTTGTGCTTGGGTATGGTTGAAATATGCTCATCCATGCTATGGTAGGGGAACACCTAATATTTAAAAATATTGTCTTTATTGTTTCTTTCCATGTTTCTCCGGGAACTCCAACCATATTCTCTGTTCTGAATTTTATCCCAACATTGTGTAATATCATAGCACCAGCCAATATCTGCTTATTGGTCATTCTTCTATTTAATATCTCCCTTCTGATTGTATTATCCCCATTTTCTATAGCAAAGGTAACACCATTGCATCCTGCATATTTTAATAATAATGCATTTCTTGTGGTTAATTTCTCTATTCGTATCTGACAATGAAAAGGAACTTTAACCTCTTTTCTATATAACTCCATTAATTTATTAAAGTTAGGATTTAATAAGAACTCATCATCTTCAAAGTATATCAATTTTGCTTTCCATGTATCCCGTAATTCTATACACTCTTGAACAACATTCTCTGGTGAACGATACCGTACAACCTTTTGCCCCTTATATAATTTTCTATATAATACATTATAGCAGTATGGACAATTATACGGACATCCCCTGCTTGTTATTACATTTTTTATAGGGTTTTCGTAATTTTTCTGGTATTTATAGAGTATTTCCCTGTCAGGGAAGGGTGTTGTATCTAGATTATGCGATAATTCGCCTAACCCAAAGTCCTTGCTGATTGTTTCACCTTTCTCAAGTTGATTCAATAGCATAGGAAACGATACCTCACCCTCACCCCTTATTATATAGTCAACGCCTTTAGCATTTGCTATTTCAGGGAAATAAGTAACATGGGGTCCCCCAAAAACTGAAACAAGTTGTGGATAAGTTCTTTTTATTTCATTATTGAGTTGTAGGTAGTAATTTTGACTACCTGTAGTTATGGAGTATGCTAGAACTTGTGGTTTAAAGTCCCTAATAGCCTCATAGGGGCTTTCTTTTACAGTTTTAATAGCTGTGGTAGGGTGTCCTGCCTTTTTAAGTGCAGAAGCCAAATAAGCCATTCCTAATGGTTCTATCTCCCAATCATGCAGTATAAACAACACTCGCATAAAGATTCCTTATAGGACAATAAATCTGACACCAGTCCAATATTTTGTCCATGTTTTCTCCTATTTCTTTTTTAAGTTTACCCCTACCGCAAATACAGAAAATTCGGAAGGGACTGCATCCTTTTCTTTGTGTGTAGGTAATAAATATTCATCAAAATAAAATGGACTCATATTGATTAATTTTACAAATGTTGGTATGGTATAAGCCCGTGTCTTATCGTTTGAAATATTTTCATACGGTTTAAAAACTCTGTTTGTAGCAAAATCTACTGTCATGCTAACCAATCCATCATCTTTAAGTATCCTTGCACATTCCTCAAGAGCCTTTAAATCGTCCTCTACGTGTTCAAGTACGCTTACGGAGATAATTTTATCGAAATGTTCGTCTGGGTATAAGGTGTTTTGTATATCTGCATATTCAGCTTTAAGGTTAGGTCTTTTTCTATTAAGCTCATCTAACCATTGCTGTTCTTCCATATCGTTTCCCGTTTTTCCCATACCATATAATCTTGTCCATGCGAAATTATCTGTTGTGGTTATGTGATATGTAATATCTGCTACCATTATAGCAAAAAATGTAGACCATGCCCCAAACTCATATACTACATCAGTTGGTTTAAAGTTAGCATTTTCCCATATCATATAATGCTCTTTTATTCTACCGCCTATAACATCCTCCAATCCCCTTGTTGGGTTTTGTTTTAGATAGCTTGGTAATAGTTTTTCTTTATACATAGTCTTAAAGTCTATATAAGCCTTTTCTCTTGTTTTAATATCGCCATTTTGATATATCATTTCACTTGCTCCATTACGGTTGATACGGCTATGTTCTCAATACAGCTTTTACCAAACCTACAATTTCCATGACACCGTTGTTTTTCACATTCATCCATTGTGCTAGATAGAATATGAATTACATTGTTTCCATACGGAGATGATGTCGTTGGTATCGTGGGACCCATTAAAACTATTGTCTTAATACCAGCAGTACACGCCAAATAACTCAATCCACTATCCAAGCCTATAAACAGGTGGCATTGTTTTAATAAATTGTATAATTCACTGAAATTGTATTTTCCACATCTATTATCCACTTCATTTACGCTTGAATCATCTTTTCCACCAATCTGAATTATGTTGTATCCCTTACCTTTTAGCTGTGCTACAAGTTCATTGAATTTGCTCCAGTCCTTGCTTTTAACCAAAGTCTGTGTATGAATAGCTATTGTTTTTTGCGGTACTTCTGGTTTAAGTGCTTTTGGGTCTGGGTAAAATACCAATGCATCATCTAGGAGGCTTTTAAATCCACACCTTCTCGCATAAAATTCAGCTAAATGAAGATGTTTCCACATTGGGTTATGATGCCATAAATTGTCAAACCTAGATGTTTGTTGGGGGATTATTACTTTATCGTATTCTTGCTCACCTATCTGTAACAATACATCATCCCATGAATCAGGTACTATTACTCTGGTTATATTGGGGTTCCATTTAATTAAATCAATATATTCTTTTTTGACGAAAAAACTTATCTGAGCATCTTCATGTGTCATTGCTATTTGATTGACAAGTGTATTTCCAATAATAGCATCACCTAACGTCCGAAGTAATACAATAGCTATTTTCATTTCCCCCTCCCATATAAATTATCTATTACCCAACGAGCTTGGTTCATAAAAGTATATCTTTGTAAGAATTTTCTCCCGATTTTTGCCTTTGCTTTTGCTTCTTCCCTATTATTGTATACGTGCCTCATTGTTTTTTGTAGTTCATCAACACTTACTTTCGCCCATTGATGTCCTAACGCATGAGGACACTTTTTGATATAATCTATACTATTAATAGTTTCTAGTTCGTATTCAAGCATATAAGCAACATTCTCATTTAAAAACTCTGTTTGCCCTCCCCAATTAGTCGTAATGCAGGGGACCTCACAGGAAAGAGCTTCAGCGAGGGGTATGCCTAACCCTTCCCCGTGGCTCGGCAAAACCAAGCAATCCCCAGCACGATAAAAACAAGGCATTATTTCTTGTGGTAATTTATCACCGAACAATAGAATTCTTGGTAAATGTGTCTTTCTTATAGTTCTTATATATGCAAAGATTTTATTAAAAAGGTTAACCTGAAACCTATATTGAAATCCAGCAAAATGAACCTTTAATATTAACGCTACATCATCTTTATCTGTGAATTCATTTACATAGGCAGTCAATAAAGTTTCAAAATTTTTCCTCTCTGTAAAATCACCGACTGACATGAAGTTAAATCCCTTTCTATTGCATATGTCTATTGCGGGAACATCTGGAGAATATTTTTCTGTATCAATAGCAAAAGGCATTATTTTTATCTTTGTTTTAACGTGTTCCTGCCACATCCATTTATTGAATTCAGAAAATACCCATACTTCATCTATCTTATTAAAATTTTCAACCCATCCTGACGGTGGTCTATCTGTTTCAAATAATGACATACACACTATCTTTTCTGCCTCTGCATTGCATTTTATATCATCACCTTCAACTAATTGTTGAAGTATTAAAGCTGATGTTTGACTAGACCCAGCTTTTTGACACATATTCAGTCGTTCAGTATTTTCAATGTTTAAAGGTATTTTCTCTAAATTCCACTCTCCCTTATCCTTTAAATGTACGTTAACTCCCATTTTGTGTAATTGTAAAACTAATCCTCTACATATATATTCCCATCCACTCTGTCCATAAACTGGAACTCTCATTCGTATATCCATTAGCACACCTCCAACAATTTAACTGGACTTTCTGGCGATAATGGTGTTTCAACAATATTTAGCACCCTGTTCCAATGTATAATAATATTTTCCCAATCTCTTGCTTTTGCCCATTTATATCCAGATTCTCCATATAAATCTCTTTTCTCTTTATCTCTATATGCTTCTGCCATTGTATCTGCTAATTGATTAATGTTTGGATATGGTCGCTCTGTCCCATGTTTACCTGTCATATAGGTACTAGGTTCTACCATCCAAGCTCTACCTTCTCCTATTTCAATATTTGCTGAATGGTTCAATAATATGCACGGTAGTTTTGTAGCCATAGCTTCAATCGTCGGTAATCCGAATCCTTCACCACTTTGTAATAAAAATACATCCGACATATTATAAATCTTATTCAAATTTTCTTCTGACAATAGCGTTACATTGCTTGTTCCGTGAGCCACTTCATCAAGATACATAACATCATTAACCATATCATAATCCTGAAATATCTCATCAAGATTATGTCCCATTGGGTCTTGAAAATAACAATGAAACCATATCTTTGCGTTTTTTGCCCCACCATTATTTTTAAATATTTTCCATGCTTTACATATTTCTGGTATGTTTTTTCTGGGTTGGTTTCTCGCAACAACAAGGTATAGAAATGAATCTATAAGATTTTTTCCAATCCCACGCCGTAATTTTTCTTTCTGCCCTTCGAGTGGACGAAATCTTTTTGTATTAACTCCATGATGTATAACCAATGGTTCTCTTTTAATAGATTTCATAATAACTGCCTTACCGTATCTTGTATACGCAACCAATGTATCAACATCCATGAGTGTTCGTTTCCATGAAGCAGGTACTTGTCCGTTATAGGCATTTCCATCTATAGGTATATATGCAATCCATTTAAAGAGTCGCCTTGTTTTTGTAGTTTCCCAATCGGCAATATAATTCACCATCCATTCATCACCAATAGTTAAAACCACATCTGGGAGTGTCTGCATAACAACATTATCAAAAACATCTCTGCCGTAGTGCATATTTTTTGTTTGAAATAATGGGTAGGGAGCATTGTTTACTACGTTGGGGTCTGAAAACCATCCTAAATAAAAAACTTCATGCCCAGTTTTTTGTAATCCCTCGGCTATATTTCTTCCAACGGTAGCCATGCCCGTATGGACATTGGGATTGTCCGTCATTATTAAAATCCGCATTACCCCTCCTTGCTCTTTATACGTCAATCAATCTAACACACTCAAGTAACAATGTAGCTATGAATAAATAAAAATTATCCCCTAAATCTGCTGTAACATATTCCGTGTTTCTTATTTCCAATGGTTTTGATAGATAACTCGTAAGCGTATTAATTCTAATAGCACTTTTTACGTCATTTATTAAATCAATAGCACCATCATTTCTACTATCCCCAATTATCGCTGTTTCCTTTATCATTAATCTTGTTACAACATATAATTCGACGTTATGTATTAATTCTTTCTTTTGTGCTACCCATCTCTCGGCTGTATTTATTGGTGCTAATCCAATATAGGGAACCATTCCTTGATTTATGCTTGGTAGCGTTCTTGGAGCAACAATCTCATATTTCTTAAATTTTGCTTTTACCGTTGCATTTGTATTTAAAGTTGTTCTTAATCTTGTGAGTATTGTATCCATTATTCCTCCACTATATCCCCTATCCATGTATCAAATATCATCTCAATAGCCCTTACATCCTCATCCTGTAGCATAATAAAAGGTCTTGCTGGTACATTATAACGGACTTCTGGAATTTCAACTCTCTTAGCGAAAATCACCTTATTCCCTATAGTAAATCGTAATGCTTTTGCTTTCTTAGGTACAACCGTATGAGCTGGCATTATATTTATTCCACCAAATTGTAATTTTCGTGCATACGGGATTGATGTTCCGACTTCAACGGAATTCCTAGTAATATCCATTCCTATACTTCGCCTTAATGTTCCTGTATCCTGTAATATCCTATAGGGAGCTACGCCCCTTCTTCTTTTTTTAGTCATAGCCGATAAGGGAGCCCATTTTATAGGTCGCCCTTCAAATCTAAAATTATCATCTACTGACTTCATTGTGTATAATCCTGCAACTGTTAATGGAACATTAATATTCTCTAACCGTTGTATTGATTTCTGGAGAGATTTTTTTAATTCCTGTATTTCATCTATCTTAATCTCTATCATCAGCTATATCTTCCGTTAGGTCTTCACTTATTATGCTTCCATCTAAGTCTGATATTGGTGTATAGTCACCCCTATTACTTCTTACTTCGTCTGCAATTGTATTGCTTAATTCTGGTACCTTTATTTCTCCATTCACTATTTTTTCCAATAATCCAATTGGTTTTTCCCAATATTCTGCTTTTGTGTTTTTATCCAACGGGTTTGGACCAGGGTGCTTTGCTCGTCTAATATAATAAACGGCAAAATCTTCAGTTATACTGTTTATAAGGTTTGGTACATCATCAATAGATGTCCAAGGTACTGTACTTCCAATTAATGCTTCTAAGTATGAATTTACTAGCCGAGTTGCCCTTTTTCTTCCAGCCGTAATATCATCTGTCGATATTTCTTCATCTGAAACATTCCCCAGTTCCCTGCTAACCTCAACTATATCTCCATACAATAATTCACTCATTTCTCCCTTTTACCTTTCCCCTTCTTCATTACAACTTTTTTGACTGTGGCTATTTTAATGAGTTTTCTTGTGAGTAAACTTAAAACACAAGGGTCTTCATCTGCCAAGTCAACAATTACTCCTTTTCTTAAAAGAGTTCCACCGTAAGATATGTTTCCCAATACCTCGTATTGCTTTGATGGTGCTGTATCAGATATTTTTAGGTGTCCTCTCCTAAAATGTCCAAGTGCTTGCCCGCATTTATCACACGTTAAATTGTTATCCTGTTTATTCTGACAATGTTCACATATCCACACATACAATGCTTCTGTTCTCATTTTAACAACTTTTGTATCCATAACCCCTCCTTTGTTATAAAGTTCCATCTGTATTAACAGAGTTCCGTTTCATGCCTTCTCGAACACGCTTTTCTGAAATCTTATTATACCCCATCATATAGCGGATATTACTCGAATTATACCCACGCTTTTTGAGTTCTTTAATTCGTTTATCCATATGATATTCTGTTTTATTTTCTTTTGATATATTGGGCTGGTTTGAAAGTTCTATGATGGGTTTGCCATCTGAGGCTTTACCGACTTTTTTCTGGTATATTTTACTCATAATCCCCTCTTACTTATTTGGTTAAGGGGGAGCTTTTCAGCCCCCCTAACCCTTAAAACATTTTTAACCAAGCGGAGAAGTGATAATGTAACCGCAATCAGCAGCTACAAGTTTTTCATCTTGTAACATATTGACTTCGATTTTTTCTCCTGATCTCGCTTCTTCTCTCCAAGTTTTGGTAGAGAAGTCGTTCACTCTAAACTGGTATCCAAGTGATAGTGCCATTAAAGAAGGACTTGCTTCTTTGTAAAACACTAATGCATTCTCGTTCCAGATGTTGCCGAGTGAAGAAGTCTGACCTTCAACTGCTGTTTCGTAAAGAGCCAGTCCAATCAGAATCTCGAGGTTAAATAACACTGGGGGAAGTTCCCCTGACCGACGTAATTGGTCATTTGGAACCGTATATCTAATTAAATCCCTTAATGTACTATCTTTTTTTACATATTGCTTTACAGCATAGTTCATTAAAAGAGAAGTTGGTTCCTTTGCGATTAAATCACGTATCGCAGCTTTCGCAGTATCAATATCACCTTCAACATCAACACCACTTGACGTACTCCATAAAACACTAGGAGCAGCGCTTGTCGTCACGTTGTTCGTATTTTGAACAAGCGACGCTATTCTTTTCTCTGCCCCACCAAGCAGCATATCTGTTAAAAATTTAGTGGTATTCATTCTAGGTTGCACAGGTGAATCCGAATTAGCTACAATTCTATCAGGCAAAAGATGAGATAAACTATATTCCTCTGCCGAATAGGTTGCAGTCGTAACATCCCATGTGATTTCCCGAGATTCTGCTCCGGGAGCACGGGGGGTAACGTTATTATTAAGCTGGAAGCGTTCTTTTGCGAAAACGTAATACTTGTCGCTTTCTTTTACCACCTTAATTATCGGAAGCACCTTATCCCCTATAAACTCAGCGTTTTTATACTGAATCGCTAAATTCGTTAGGGGAGCATCAACGTGTACTGACCCTATTAATGGCATCCTTATCTCCTTACGTTAAAGCTTCACGATAGTTAACCCACACCGCAGCAATATCACCAGAAGCCGCTACAGCTTCCTCAACCTGTCCAAGGATGTCGTCGCCAGATGCCCATGCAGTCGTATTCACTCCAACCATACCCACCGTGTCGTGTGCCCCTACCGATGCTCCGATAGTTGCAGGTGTCCCGAACTTACACTTTGCAAGTCCTGACTTTCTTACACGCACAACGTCGCCTGAAGCTGCCGCTGAATCCATGGTAACACCAGCAATCGGTCCGCCCTTGGCGGCTGCCGGGAGTTTGACTATGCCTTCGGAAACTAAGCAGACAACTCTAAATTGCGAAATTGCAGCATTCGCAACATATGAGAGGTCTATTCCTTGTTTTGCTAAAGCCATGTTCATTCTCCTTTGTTATTGCTACTTACATTACTTCTACTAAACCTTACTTACTTCTAGTAACGCTTTTTCATAGGACACATTGTGTTCCGATGAATATTTCTTTGCTTTTTCAGCAAGTTCTGCATCTTTTACTTCAAATACGTTGCCATTAGCATCCGTATGCGATTTCCTTACTGTCATCTGTCCATCTTCACTTATTTCAGCAAACTCAGCTATTTTGGGATATCCATCAAAATGAGCCTTTGTTTGTTCAAGCTCTGTTTCTTTTACTTCTTCTTCAGACCCTTCTTTTGTATAGGTCTTTACTACTTCCTTACTGTCACACTTCATAAGGATAGTGGTTATTCCTTCAGCCTGTTTTGCGAAAATCTTGCCTTCTGTCTGTAATTTAGCAACGAAACCTTCAACATCTTTTTTCTTCGCTTCGCCCTCTAAATCACCAACCTTCTTTTCAGCATCTTCAGCTTTTTCAGCAAGGGTCTTTGCTTCACCCTTATATTTAGCCAATTCAGCTTCAAGTTCAGCAATTCTCGATTTTAACGCACCAACATCTTCTCCATCGTCATCACCTTCACCAGTTTTATCAACTGGGGGTGCATCACCATTAATGGGAGAATCAGGCATTGGTTCAGAAACCTCTGTTACTGCTTCACTTACCGCCTGTGAAATCGTAGCATCAATTTCTCCACCAACTTTTTCAGTAATAGCTCCAACCAGCTTATCCTTTACTGCCTCTACATCAGCAAATTCCTTTTTGTCAAAATAGAGTTTTAATTTCTTCATATTTTTTTCCTTTTTCTTTTTGTTATTTACCTTTAGTGCTTCTTCACTTAAAGAGTATACCCTCACTTCCTGATTTTGGCAAGTGTACAACGTAGGAATATCGGCTAGCGTGTCTACAGCAGGGATATCCCCACCCAATAAAGCGACTGCACGCAATACATTTTTGTATGCCTTATCCTGTGTTTTAAATTTAGGATATATCTCAGAAGACACCCTTCTATATGCCCTTCTTTTTATTAACTCAGCTAATTTTTTAGGAACATCAACAAAATCTGCTACAACAGTATTCCCAATCAATTTTAGTTTATCTACCCACCCAAAAGCAGGTTTACCAGTATCATTCTCAGACATTATACCCGCAAAATTCTGTCCTTCATCATGTCCAATCTTGACTGGTGGTTTTACCCTATGTCTTAATAGCTCAAAATTTCTTACCATTTCTTTGATATTAGCCAAGCTATATTTGTCCTTATTCCATACACCACACTTAAATATTTCTACATTCGGAATATCTACTGTTCCATCCGCAGCATATTGTTTATATAGCTCATTTAATTTTTCCATTATATTGATTGTAATGTTAGCTTTTGCACTACCAGTTTTTTCTGGTGCTGCGGCAGGTTCTTTTGGTTCTTCTATACCAGCATCTTCTAACGCCATTTGTGTTCCGCATATAGGACATAATTTCTCATTACACGGTATGCCTAATTCAACTGATGTTTTATATCCACAACTATTACAAACACAATACGCTTCATCCCTACTTGCAACTTGTGCGTTCTTTTTTACCCATCCCTCTTTAACTTTTTCCCATCCAGCATTTTTAATCGCTGCCCACGATTTCTTTGAAGCCAATTCCTCGCTATCTCCAGAATCTGTTGCTTTTTTATAAACACTTTCCAACATAGCATTTAATTCTGTCGGAGCATCTTTTACTTTTGGCATAATATCCTCTTGTTTCTTTTTTACTTTTAGTGGAACTGGTACATGCACACTTCCTACTGTTGGCATTGTCCCTCCTTTAAAATTATACCATCATTTTATTTTTTTGCAAGTTCATTCCCCTCAATTATTTTCTCAATTCGTTCTTTTGCCAATGCTGATATGGTTGCATTTGTAATAACTTTTTTAATAATAGCCATATCCGCATCTTCAATATCTATTGCCCCTGTTGACATGATTAATTGTGTTGCTATCTTAATTTGTCTAGCGGCACTTCCCTCTGCTCTCGCCATTGCCAATAAATTAGCAATAAACTCACTCATTAATTGCCCTTCATTGTCCTTACCCCTTAAATCTTTAAACGGTATAGCAAAATTTACGTTCTTCATTATCCCCTCCTTTATGTTACTGTTAATGTTATGTTTGCGTCTATATCATCTTTCAGACCTTTTTTTGCAGACGCAACGACAGGTGGTTCTTCTCCCACCATTACACGGTTCTTAATGTATGCCAATAAATCGTTCTTAAAGAATTGTAACTTTGATATGTTTGGGGTTCCATCAGGTTTTAATGCCTGATACCCACGGCTCGCACAGTATGCTGTTAATGCTCGTGCTGCACTTGATGAGCCTACTGTTAATGTTATGATTGTATCTGCCATTATGCACTTCTACGCCTACCAAGACCTTTACCTGAATCTCTACCACGACCACCCCTACTTGGTTTCGGGTCGCCTTTTTTACCTACTCTTGGTGTTCCACCACATGAACCTTTTCTTGCTGTCATAACTTACCTCCTTTTATGTTGCTTTACCTAATACATTTGCCACATAATCTATAACCATTCCTTCTACTACAAATTCTCCAGCTATTTCATCACCACTTGCATCAATCCTTCTAATCCTTATTCCTAAAGGCATATGAACTAGTACACCAA